TCTTTTTCTATTACTACTTCATCTTGTGATGATTCTGTTTCTTCTTGTGTGGATTCTTCTTGGTCTGTTTCTTCTTGCTGCTGTTCTTCTTCTGGGGATTGCTCTGGCTCATCAGGAAGAGTCGTCGGAGTTGTTTCAGGCTCCTCAGGCTGAGGTTCCTTTTCCTCCTCAGGAATAGTAGTTTTTGGAACTGTAGTAGTAGTAGTAGTAGTTTCTTCTGGTTCAGGAAGAGTTGTTGTTGTAGTTGTTTCTGGAACAGTAGTTGTAGTGGTTTCCGGAACAGTTGTTGTTGTTGCGGGCGGAACGTAGACAGTTGTAGTGGTAGTCGTTTCTGGCGGAACATAGACAGTTGTGGTAGTTGTTGTTGCGGGCGGAACGTAAACGGTTGTTGTAGTTGTCGTTGTTGTAGTAGTCGTGGTTGTCGTCGGCGGAATCGTAGTTGTGGTCGTCGTTGTCGGCGGAACCGTAGTTGTCGTGGGCGGCAGCGTGGTTGTCGTGGTTGTCGTTGTCGTAGAGGTGGTTGTCGTGGTTGTCGTTGTCGTAGAGGTGGTTGTCGTGGTTGTCGTGGAGACTGGGTTTGGATCAACGACGCTTGCGACAGATGTTGAGTCGCTGATGCGCAGCATGTCGACAAAGTAGATGTCGCCGCCGCCTGAGGGAAGTGTGAAGCTCAAGATGATCTTGCCGTTGCCGTTGAAATAGATCTCTTTGTAATAGCCAGGAGCCTGGCAGGTTGAGCAGCCGGAGGTAAGAACCGAGTGGCTGATCGTAAATGACGCTGTTGTGTTGTCGGCGTATGTGACGGTGCCTGTCTCGTTGCCGTTCTTTGCACCAACGCGGAAGTAAAAGCTTCGAGGATTCAACGACGACGGAAGCGTAAATACGGCAGGCTGTGACGGATAATTTGCGTAGATTGCGTAACCTTGCGTGCCGTAGCCGTTGCTCAGGTTCGCGTAGTACCAACCGCCTTGGTTCGATGTCGTCAGGTTGCTGTTGTTGACAGTGACGGTAAGACCAGTAAGCGTTGGCCCGGGACCCTCGAATTGCTCTGTTGTCTCTGTGCCTTGACCCGCGGCGGGGATTGTCGTTGTCGTTGTTGTGGTTGTGGTAGGAGGAACGGTGGTTGTCGTTGTCGTTGTCGTTGTTGATGTGGTTGTTGTTGTTGGAGGGTTGTTGATCTCAACGGCAGACGATGATCCAATGCAGGGTTGGTGTCCAGAGTTAGCTGAGCATGTCTGCCAACCGAGAGAAGATGTCCAGCCAGTGTTTGATGTAAACGAGCCGTTCGTAAGAAGCTCGGTGCCGTCGAGAGTCAGCGACGCGGATTCGACCTGGGCGCCGTAGTTACCGGCCCAGAACTCTCCGTCTCGACCGATGATAAAGATACGAGCGGTGACGACGCTGTTCCAGCCAGCGCCAACGCCGGCTGCGGTGACAGAGACGCTGTAGCTGTTGAATGTTCCTCCGTCGGTGAGAGTGATGAACCCGGTGCTGTGCGAATAGATGCCACCTCCGCCGGCGCCAAGAAGCTCGATGCCAACAGCTACGGTGTCGGACGACACCTTCCAGTCCTGCACCTCTGCAGCCGAGATGGTCGCCGTCAGCGTGCTCGCCGAGGCGACGCTCGCCGAGATGTTTACGTCCTGCGAAACGACCGCCTGCTGCCAGGCGAACACGAGCTTGCCGTCGCCTGACGCGCGAACAGGGTTAGGGACGACCAGCGCCACGACGAGCGACAGCGAGTAGGCGAGTGCGGGCAGGAACGCAAGCCATCTATTGCGCAAAAATAGTCTTGGCATCTAGCCGCACCCCCCGGTATAGTTAGGCTAGACTAATAGTAATAAAAAAATAGAGTGAAGCGCATCCCGGGACACGCTTCACTCTTCATGTTTGCGGTTTAACCGCATCAATTTTCAATAAATAGTCTTCGTGGATTATGGGTTTAGAAGCATCGACTTTTAGCCAACCCCATTCCTCTCCTGATTTTACATCAACAATTTCAAAACCCAACTTTTGAAAATCGTCTACCAACATTCTACTTGTGAATCCAACAAAATGAAAATCATGAGGGTTTATTTGCTCTGCAAAAAATATTTGCTGCATAGCTCTATCTCCTTCTAGTGAATCCATTGTCAATATTTGTCTACATGCGCCAAGAAAATCTGGAACTTCAATCCTTATCATTCCACCTGGTTTTAATATCCTACACCATTCCTGTAAAGCTTTAGGATATTCTCTCCATGGAAAATGTTCTAAACATTCAGAGCTAAATACTACATCAGCGTAGTTATCTTGAAGGGGTATTTTTCTTGCATCACAAACAATATCAACAGGATGCCATGTATTATCCGCAGAGTATAATGGAAATGGATCAATATCAACATGAGTCCAATCAGGTCCAAGATACGTCCTCGTTCCTATAACCACTTTAATCCCAGAACCCTTTGGTATTGTTTCTAATCTCATATTATTCTTCCTCTACTCAATAAAATCAGTTGTTATTACATGGCCAACTATGTGTTCTTTTGGTGGAAGCTGTTTTCTAACCAATATTCTTTGCACCCACCTATCAGTTCCATCATACTTGGGCTGAAATGGTTTGCGACCATGTACGGTTTTATTATTATCTATAACCAAAAGATCACCAGTCTCTAAAACAATTTCTTGTACACATTTAGAAACCGCTTCAGCAAATTTGTCTATAGCCATACTGGCTAATATATTTGTTGGCTTCATAAGATCTTCATCATAGGTCATGTTGTATTCACTGCCTATTTTTTTAAGTATCTGAAGTGTTGTTTGTCTGTATTTTTTACCTGGAAGTTGAAAGCTTTTGTCAACAGAAGTTGTGTAAGCTGGATCCTGAAGATACTGAAGCATTTCGTTGCTTAACTGACAAACTATGTCTTCTACATTTGCGTAGGTTGTAACCGCAGTGGGATCACCCCTAAGACAAAGAAGCATGACATAATCTGGCTTATAAGGGTGAAAAGCCGCTTCGGTGTGCAACGCTAACTGAACCTTGGAAGAAGTAGATATCTGCATATACTCGGTTTTGTGAACGGGAACTATATTTTGTATCAACGCACCTGCTTGTTCTTGAACAAAACTTATTGGATAACCAAAAGAAAGCCCTTCAACTAAAAGTGTTTTACGAGCTTCTTCTAGTGCTGGAGAACTATAATATGGTTGAGCTGGCGTGCAAGGAACATCGCCTATTTTTACATGTTTAAATAATTGTACACCCATACCTACACATTATATCAGGCTTTTTAGGATCAAGAAGTATAGTTTTTGTAAATCTTGTGGTTGAATACTAAAAACATAATCTTTATCTGCGGCTTTAATGGTTACGCAATGAACATTCAGCAGGTCACCATTTGAAGTTATCGATGGAGTGGGCCTTGAAATACTAATATCAGTTATGGCTGGCATAAAGCCATCAAATACACCGTCTTCTGACATAGCTATATTATATCACTTCTTTTTTTGTTTTTTAAACGTACTCACATTTCTTGGAGCCTGACCCTTAACTCCTTTTTGCGGAGTGCCAGAAGCTCTTTTCCTTTTTACTGCGCTTCTTTTTTGCGCAGCCGTCATTCTTGCCGCTTTGGCCGCAGGCACGCACTTGGCGTATCCAGAACCACCTTTGCCAGAAGTTCCACAGGGCTGATACTTGCCCTTCTTTTTGGGCGCACCAATGTTAACCCACTTCTGATCAAACCACTTAGTGAGGCCAACGCCTTTAGGGCCTGGCATTATCTACTTCTTTTTTCTTTTTGAAGACTTACCAGATGATTTATTGGGCACGCAGTTGGGAACCATTCTGCCACCCTTAAGCTTCATGCCTTTTGCACTGTATCCTTTCCAGCAAGCCATTACTTTTTCTTTCTCTTGGCCTTTTTGGTGGACACAGTTTTCCATCCGCCACCCATGGACTTATATTTTTTTGCCGCCCATGCATTTGCGTACGCACTTGGGTATACGTCAAACTTAGCTCTAGCCTGCGATTTGGCGCTTGACCACAGAGCTGGTTTAGTTGGTTTATTCATTTTAGCCATTGTTATTTCTTCTTTCTTTTCTTTCCTATTTTTTTGAGAGTCTTAGCCAAGTTGGCTTGACGAACTGTGGTTGAGCTGTATCTGTCGGGATTCTTTGTAACAGCTGCGGCCATTCCCGAAACTGATTTGCCAGCCGCCTTTGCTTTCTTGGTAAAAGCGCCTGGTCTTTTGATTGCTTTTTGAATCCATTTCTTATCTTTTTTTGCCATTCTTCTTCTTCTTGTTCTTAGGTGTATCTTTTTTATCGTCTAAATCAAATCCACCAAAACCAGCTTTTACATGATCGTCTAAATGATTATCAATCTTAGCTTCAATGTGTGCTACATCTTCATCTATATTTTCAAGAACATATGTTATTGTCTCTAGTTTATTGGCAACAACGGCGTGATCCCTGGTGTTTTCTTTCCTGCCCTTTTCAACAAGAACAACTATAATAGAACCCACTACTCCAATTAGGGCGACGATTGCTGCTTCCATGGCTAGAGACCAATACCAAGGTCGTCAAGAACTCGCTTGCCTGCCTTAGGACCTTCGCCGTACCCCTTGGACTTCTTGAAGGCAATGACAGCCTCTTCCGTCTTCGGGCCGAACTGTCCGTCCGGCGTGGCCTTGTAGAAGCCGCGCTCGGCAAGTTCCTCTTGCAGCTTCGTTACTCTTGGGCCGCTGTCGCCTGGATCCAGGTCACCTCCATCGTCCTTACCAGCAGCGGGGGCTCCAGCTGCTACGGTGGATGCAGCTGGAGCCGCCGCACCTACAGGCTTTTGAATGTTGCTCTTAGCCATGTATTCTACTACAGCTGCAGGAGGATTGTCTCCCTCAGTGTAGCGGAGGTGCCAGGGTTCTTCTGGAACAACTTCCCATGAAAAACCAAACTTGCGGACATTAGCGATTAGCCACTTCAGACGCTTTGGTTCTCCAGCCGTATGAACATCAACAGCCAATCCGAGTATTATGCTGTGATGTACCAGGAGCCGCCAAAGAAGCTAGCTTAGGATCTTTCTTGTACCACTTCTTGCCTTCAAAAGTTCTAGTAGAATTGCCATTTGGTGTTGTCGTATAGCGCTGCTTAAAGGCCGTAAGCTGTGATTCATAAGTGCGATATGTATCACCAGCCGAAACTGGCTTTAGCTCAATACCATCTGCTTTTGCCGCTTCAACCATTGCGCCCCACGCAGCTGCGGTAAGCCAATGAAGTTTACCGCCGCCAGCTGCTGGACGCAAAAGAGATTCTGGAAGCTTACCCGGAGCAATACCTTTAAGATCTGCTGGTTGCTTAACCGGAACTACGATGTCCCATTCTACTTTTGGCATATTGCGACTTCCTATCTACTAGAATTATAAGTTACTTTTTCTTTTTCTTTTTAGCTATCGCTGCCTGAATAAAAGGAGGAAGTTTCTTTTGACCAGCCGTTAAACCAGCTGCGCCTTTCTTTGTTTCCTTTTTAGCTGCGCCTTTTTTTGGTGGCATTTTCTTTTTTGCGGCCATGATTAGTATCCCATCTTTTTCTTGGATGATTTCTTTGTCATTTTCTTACCTGTCTTTTTCACAGCTGCTTTGGCTTTCTTTTTGCCAGGCATTGTGTATGCAGACATTTTGTCTCCTGCTTTATACATTTTTTCTCCTTGTTTTTATTTGTAAATAATATTCATTATAGAATAACTAATATAGTATTAACAATTCCATTTTCTCAAAGCCAAAGCTTTGCGTGTGGGTCTACCCTTTTTGTCTTTCATCGGGCCTTTCACGCCACTCATTCTAGCACAAAAAGACTTGCGGCGCTTAGCCGCCTTCGATCCCGGTTTTAGCTTGCTTGGCTTTGTTGTAACGGCCATTTTAAGTTTTGATCCTGGGTTTTGCTTACGATAGGAGGCAACTCCCTTACGATTTAGTCCACCTTTGGGATCCTTACCGTTCTTTGCGTTGCCACGCAGCTGTCTTAGCCATTAATATTTCCTCGCTTTTTTAGCCTTGAGTCTTTACTTTTTGCCATTTTTTTTCTTTCTTTTTATTTTCTTTTTATTAAGTGGCAATTCAATTCCCTTAACGAGATTATTGGTTCCCATTCTAGGACCAGATATATATATCTTACCCTTAAATGCCATTACTTAGTCTTTTTTACTGCTGGCTTCTTTGCTGCTGGCTTCTTTTTTGCTGGTGTTTTCTTTACAGCTTCGGTGACATTATCAATTTCTTTCTTAACTTCCTTGGCAACATTGACCACCGCCTGGTCAGCAACCTCGGCCAACACCTCGGCCTGATCAACCAATTTGTCAACCACTGCGTTAGGAATCATGGAAAGAGGAGAATTCTTTTTATTCTTCTCTCCATTTAAAACGGTTTCTAATTTTTTCAATAAATTTTTGAATATACTCATTTTTTTACCTCGTATTTTCATTTTGCTGTTTTAATAGTAATAACATATTATACATTATATACCCTAAACAATCAGGCTTTTGCCTGTTGAGAATCTTTAATGAGAGAATATCTATCGCCGGTTTCCTTTGAAACTACGGCAAAACCATAAGCTGCTGCTTCCTCTATGGCCTTTGATAAAGCTTCTTTGTCCTCTAGTGATACGTTATTTAGCGGCAAACTTATACCGGCATAAACATCTACGTTTTCAAAATTCCCTATATTTATTTTTCTATTTACCCCACATATTAAAACGGGAGCACTAGACAAGGCTACGGAAGGAGAGTTTGAAACCGCTTCGGCGACCGAGGGAACACTAGATTGTTCAAAGGCATTTTGTGATATTTTAGGCATTTGTAAACTCCTTAATTTTTAGTTGCTTTAATGTTTCTTCAGTCTGATCTTCCAAGGACATTCCATCAGTATTAATTATTAATGTAGCCATATTTTTAATTTCTTCTATTCCATTTTCTGTAGCGTGCAAAGCATGCTCTGGGTTCATTAACTTTCCATCTCTTTTAAAGAGACGTTCATTTAGTGTTTCTGTCGAAGCTTCAAAGCATATGACAACTCCGTTCGGTTGTTTAAGTATGTGTTCAGCTTCATTCAAACATCTTACATCAGAAATTAAAACCGACATTGGATATGGATCTTCGTCTTCTGGAATCTGATTTACATAAGATCTGTATATTCTAGAGGATTTCATTATCGCCCATCGAGCAAAGCAATCTGGGGAAACTGATCTACAAATATCGCCAGCTTTTTGCAGGAAATCTCTTGGCTTAATTCCTTCTGCCTCTATGGGCATGGAATATATTTTTTCAACCATGCTTGTTAGATCTTCGTACTCTGGAATATCGCCCAAAGATGTTCCGCCATAAAGGTCGTATAAAACTTGATGAATAGCATACATTCTTCTTCTTTTTTGATTTAAGCCTTGAATGTTCTTTTTTATTGAAGCCATTTCATAAAGAGGTAAAGCGTAAAAGATATGATCCCATTTTATTCCATACTTAATTGATTCGATAGAGCCCTTGGGGACTATATTTTCTGCAACTGAGGTCTTGCCACTGCCGGCTTTGCCGGCTAGTCCAATTATTATTGGTTGATTTTTACTAAGATCTATCATGGCCATAAGTATATCATATAGTTCTTTTCTTATCTTCTAATTGATTCAAAAATTCGTTGGCTAATCCATCAGGCTCCCAAACAAATGTTCTAGGAACTTGCATGACCCTAAATTTGTATTCACTTTTTATTTCTTGGATAGTCATTAGTAGAGGAATTAATGATAAATTTTTACATTTCCATTTTTCGTTGATTTGATTTGCCACCACAGCTGAATCGGTATACAGTATCGGATCAACAAAGTCGGACATTGAACAGATTAAAAGACCAGCAATAACTGCTTCATATTCGGCTTCGTTATTGGTTCTTCTGCCCAAACCTCTGGCAAATTGGACAACTCTTTTTTTGTTCTTATAAACAACTACGGCGCAAGACGCTTCGCCAAATTTTTTTTGGCCTTGACCCCTTGATGCTCCGTCGCAAAAAACTTCTATATTCATTTAACTCAACTTAACGTCGTACTTTATATTATTTTTTTGAGCTGTTGCCTTTAGGCCGTTGTATTGTTTTGAATTTGAGATTTGTATTGATGCCCCAAACAAATATCTTTCGCCCTCAAGTTCTACTTGCATTGGGAAATCCAAAGAATTTCTTTTTTCTGAATAGAATTCTTTAGGACTATTTACGGATTTATAATGACCTATAAACATGGTTCTCCTTTAATAGGTTTGAAAATCGCTCTCAGCGTAATACCCTTTAGTCTCTCTGGCTGAAGCTATCTGCATTGATTGGACTTTATCCATCAGCTTTCGAGATGATTCAGATGCTATTCGAGCAGAATTTTCAAGGGATTCTGCAAGATTAACTATTGCCTCGCAAGTGACCAGGGCGGAGTATTCTGTTTCTGCTGCCTCCATTGCGGCGGCTTCTCTTTCGGCCTCATTCTTTCCAACTCTAGAAGATTTGTATACTTTTTTGTATTTACCCTCTATGATTTTATAGTTTGCTCTTGCCATTCCTGCAAATCTTGCAGCTCTGCCGTATACGTTTGAGGTTCTTGCAACGAGAGAAGCCAATTTATCTAAGCCTAAATCCACAACATCCTCTTCTGGTATTTCTACAAAGTATTGATTTTTAGATTCTTTGTTTACATAAGAATCAATAACTTCTTGAATTTGTGGATTCAAAAACTCTGATAATAGTTCTTGTAGTTTTTCTATTCCTTGAAAGTTCATCTTATTCCTTTGATAGTTTTAGGTCCCTGATTAAGTCTTCTAAGTTATCGCCTAAAATAATGTTCTCTATTTTATCTCTTATCTTTGATAAATGTTCTCTAACTGTATTGGGATGTTCATTTATTTTTTTGGATATTTCACTAGACTTTTTACCATCTACGTATTTCCATTTTATAAGCTGCCTTTCCTGTACGGAAAGCTTATCAAAAGGAGCCATTACTTTTTCTCCCAAAACCCACATCTCATCAATGAAATCTGTATTCATAACTTGCTCAAAAGTATACTCTATCGGATCGGCCTTAAACCCGACTTTGCTATCAGGTTCGTCTTTATCAAAAGATTCATCCGATAGAAGCGGAAAAGTTTTTCTTCCCAATTGATCTATTAAGAAGGTGTCTACATTTTTTTTCAAAAGATAAAAGAAATAACTGTAAAGGAATCCGACTAAATGGAATTGGGCCTTTGGCTGAATCTTTTCTCTCATATCTTTTAATGCATTGAAAAAATGTCATGTTTACGGTTTGTCTTATATCTTCTTCATTTCCGTATCTTTTGGCCATGTATTGTATTCCGCCGCATGACTTCATTGATTTCTTTAAAAGCTTTTTTATTTATCTTATTTTTCATCAACGCAAATCTGACGTATGGATCTTTAACAAATAGACTTATAAATCTCCTGACGTCATAATCTGCTATGTTGTATCTACTGTAATACAGTAATGCAACATATTTACTCAAAAAATTATGAAAGACTTTTAATAGCTCTTCTTGGGCTTTTGAATTGCCATCTTTTGCCTTAGCTATTAAACTTTGCATTTCCGATTCTTCGAGGGAATAATACTGCTCTTTATACGCGGCCATTATTTTCCCTCCCAATTAATAACAAGAGAATTGTATTCTGATCTTATGTCTTCGTAGTAAACTACTTTTGGAACTTGCAGTTCGTCCATAAAATTACAAGCTTCTTTAGAATACTTGCTTATTATGCAAACAAGTTTTTCAAATTCCTGAGGATAATACCTTTTAAATCTTCTAAGTTTTATCTTACTCTTATCGTCTAGGTATCCTTTTATTTCTATCCATTCATCTGATTTAGTTAAATAAAAATCTGGAGTATATCCTTTCGTTCCCCTTTTTATAGGAAAAGCAAAAACGGTTGGCTCAAACTCAAACTTTATCTTATAGGCATTTAGTATCCTGACAAAATTGGCTTCCCAATTTGATCTTACGTTTAAGTCAATGTCTTCTCGATATCCTGTTTTTGTATGCTTGTAAGCGTTTC